TAGGTTATTCCACGCAAAGCCCTTCGCATCTTTATCGTTAAAGGCCTCCGTAAGTCCAACTTTATTTTTGCTTCCCACTTTACGGACCCCGGGATACGCTGAAAAGACATTGTCGGTCGGATCTCCCCGCATACACTTTTCGAAAAGAATCCACTTAGGGTCCGGAATGACTTTTGGTTCCTTAGTTTTTTTATCTTTGACTGGGGCACCTTTTTTGTCGAAAATACCTTGAATAGTGTGGAGCTCATCTGCGATTCCGTTATATTGATTTACATTATCTGCCAGTAACTGGTGAAAGTCTGTGTCACTAGACACAATAGTGTGATGATCATGTCTATGCTCTTGTATCCAGCCAGCAATCAAATCATCTGCTTCTAAGTCGGGGTGTTGTAATACTGTGCAATTAGTTTTATTGGCTAAAAACTCTTTAAGAGCGTCAAAGGTTTCCCAGAACAACTTATCTTCTTCTTGTTCTGTTTCTGTTAGTGCAGCACGAGCAACAGCACGATTCTTTTTGTAAGGCTCGTAGAAGTCCTTGCGCCAGCTACGACCTTCTAGGCAGAAGATAACATGGTCGGCTTTCTGATCGCGGAATGCTTTATTCACACTACCCAAGGTAACATGTATAGCAAAACCTAGTTTATCCCATGTATCGCTCTGACGGTGGGCGGCGTGACGAGCACGGAAGAATGTATTAGCGGTGTCAACAAGTAGATATCTCATGTAGTTATAATAGCATATAATGATTAATTTGTCAATACCTTTTTGACATAATTTTGGTATAAGAAATCAGCCCAAGATCTATGGGCATCTGCTCCATAATGGTATGATGTTGTATTAACCGTTTTAAATCCAGAATTTTGTAACCAATAATAGTAAGCCATGGATTGCTCGTATGGTCCTACATAAGTGTTGCCCCATTCATAACAGTCAACATGATTGGGTGGCGGAACATTATAGGTGGTTATTTGGTTTCTTTTAATTGCACCAAAGTCGCTGTAACAGTTAAAGAACACATGAGGTATTGCACGTTCATTGAGTTCTTGATGTAATTGATAAATGCGTCGATGCCACTCCAGCATCTTAGCTTCTTTAGTAATTGAGTCCTGTTGTATTACATAATCTCTATAGCGTTCAGCAAACACCGCAGGTACGCTGTCGTGCCCACTGGCAGTAACTTGATAATATACACCATCATGTTCCCACTCTTCTCTTTCCCATGTACTCCATCCTATAATAACCAAGTCGGGAGTATTATCAGCAAGATATGATTGTGTAGTACGCATGATGCGCTCATTACTGCTAGCCGACTCAGCATCACAATCTAGTATAGCACCAAGTTGGTTTGCTATATCGCAACCATAACTAGCCTGTAGATTATCAGGGTGTGGTTGGCGCCCCAAACGCCAGTATAGGGAATCGTCTTCGGCAAATGCGTAATTGTTTACAGCTTCGGCGCCAGCACTATTGCTATCGCCATTTACATATACAATCATGAAACAGAAGTTTTTCCATTACCAAGATCTTGGCGATCGATATTGCGTGGTCGTGCATCAAGTGGTTGATTGGCCTCCCATTGTTCATAGTTTTCTGCTAGAACATTTTTGCAAACATCTGCAAACCAACGATCAACAATGACATTTTCGGGTTCGCCGGCTTTATACTGGTATCCTGCACGTACTAAATTAGTAATAAACTTATCGTTCCAATCTAATTCAAACGCACCATTACCGATGTTGTCTGGGTCTAGCTCTACGCTAAGAATAGCCACATAAGGTTCTCCTTGTTCTGTAGCAATATCTTTTTCGGATTTTTTCTTAGGCTTTGCTTCAACCTTAGGTGTTTCTTTTACTTCTGGTTTTTTAATAACTGTTTTTAATCGATCAAACAAGCCCATCATTATTCTCCTTAACTTCTAACCATGTATGGTCGCCCATATATTTTACTTGACTTATGTACTCATAGTCAACCGGCGCACCAGTAGTCCAATCGTTGGGTCCTGTTTGCACCAGTAACATTTTTTCTTTACGTCTATCCCATACTAACCAGTATAGATTACCCATTACCGCTTGAAACTGATATTCCGCGGCGTGTACTGCATCTGTTATTTCTAGTCTACGCTTAATACCTTCTGCTTGATTTTGTAGTACGCTGACTAATTCCATAATACGATCATACTCTTGCTGGGCATACATTCTAGCATGGTTGATCATTAGATCTTTTTGCTGTGTAACAGGTATCAGATCAAACTTTGGCCCACCAGCTTCAGTAGGATACGTACTAACGTTTCTATTAAAGAATGGGATTAAGACATTGCCGACAGTAATATCAAAGCTCGTGCGACCATCACTAACGTTAGACTTTTTATCTTCATTCACTTTGTTTTAGTTGCCAAATTATATGCTCTAAGGGCTCGTGATAGCGGAACTCAAATACAGGATCCCCTGGCCCGGTATACATTGCTGTACCTTCATAGGCAAACTGTAGCCATAGCCGACGACCAGTTAACGCACTACGCTTTGGTAGCCATAAAAATTTTAATTTCCAGAAAGCACGATGTCGAAATGCTTCGTCCTTCCAATCCATTCCGGGTATTTGCATATGATTTATATTGTATAGGCCTTGTGGGAACATTCCGTACCTTACTTTCACTTGCCCCAGCCATTGCCCCAAAGATCTACGTGCAAGCGTGGGCTATAGTTAAATCCACGTTCACAACAGATATTGGCAATGTTTACTTTATTTGATTCATACGGATCAACAATACCACCTTGTGGCATCAATTACACACTACCTTTAAATCCATCATGTCTAAACGCATCCACAGCACGAACTGCTTCGTTGACGTGTTCTTCAGTTTCAACAACAAACTTAAGATATGTATGTCCGTATGTTTGATAGATATTAACAATTTTAGGTTTAATGGCGTCATCCCAGGATTCGCCACTAGCTGATAATTTAGCACTAACACTGAATGTAACTTCTCTATCGGCCTTTTCGCTAGCCCATTCAATTAAGAAGTCGCGGAAGTCCTCATGTAGCTCTTGGGTACCATTTGTTTCAAATGTAATGTTCTTTAAGTCTGCCATACGTGGATGACTTAGTAATTCACTGTAAGCACGTTGCCAACCTAGCAATGGCTCACCTCCAGTGATAACCAAGTGTACATCATTGCCGTTGTTCTGTGCCCACATATTGTTAGGGGTCAAGTCTAACATACGCTCTACTAGCTCTTCTGTAGTCAACGTTGGTGACAAGTGTTTGAACGCTGGATGCCAACTAGCATAACTGTCGCATCCTGTTTCAACTAATGGTAGTTCTAAAAAGTCATTGTACATATGAACTACTTCTGCAACGTCATCTGCGCCTGTTGATTTTTCGCCTGGTTTACATCCAAAACCTGAACAGGTAAAGTTACATCCGTATGTACGTAAGAATACACTAGGTACTCCAACAAAGCGACCTTCGCCTTGTAAACTAAAAAATATTTCGCTGACTTTAATCTTCATATATCGTTGACCATTCGGTTAATTTTTGACTTTTTCTCACTTGTGCTGTATGTAATTCTGCTTCTGTAAAAACATTGTGTGCTTTTAGTAACTCCACAAGCAAGGTAACATCACCTAACTCTTGTACTAAATGCTCACGTTGGGTACCACCATCTTTGTAGCTATTGTCAATTCCAAAACGACGAATTTTACTAATAGCTACAATGACTTCGCCACACTCCTCTTGGAGTATGTCTAAGATTTCATTAACCTTCGAAGAGGTCTTCATTCCACTCACGATGTCCTTCACGGAAAGCCATATTGCTCATTGTTTCGCGAACTTCTACACGATAGCACCACAAACGATCTGCTTCAGCTTGTCCCCACATATCTGGGATATAAACACCATTAACATATTTGTAAAGTTGATCTGCTAGACCTTCGCAACCTAGTTTAGGCAGGATAGTTAATTTAGCAAGATTCTTTTCTTGTAATAGTTTATAAGTTTCTAGTTCAGGATCATCTTC